TCATTATGGTTTGAATGTTTGAAAATTGATCAACCGATAATCATTTTAGAACATGATGCTGTTATGATTAAAAAATTAGAGTTCCATCCATTTTTTAATAGTGTGTTTTATTTAGGATGTCAGGAATATACAAAATCAATGCCGTCTGTTCCAATACCGTTGTATGCATCAGATGGTAAAAACAATTTATTCATATGTAGAGCTCACGCATATGCAATCGATCCGCATGTGGCAAAAAACATGTTGTCATATGTACTTCAACATGGAATTGTTGACCCGTTAGACTTTTTAATTCGATCTGATTTATTTTCTATTCAATACGATGGAACTATTTATGCGTATGATATGCCAGATGATACTACTATATTAAATAGAGATCAACGGAGTGAAAGCGGCTATCGACTAGCAATACCTAATGATAATTTAGAAATATAGTGATAAATACTTAGAAATTAATAAAAGGACTTTTATATGGCTGTTCGATTTTCTAGTTCAAATGTAGACTTAGATAATATTTTACTTAGACGAGGATTGTATATTAACGTAGCAGAACCGGTAATGCCTAATTCTATATACTTATCAGGATATGTTGGGGATATAAACACAAGTGTACTTCCTGATGCTGGATTAGCAAACTTGTCAACACCGGTTCAACTTACGACAGACACTCAATGGGTCAGCATATCGTTAGGCGATCCAAAACCTATGTTCTTAATTAACTCGGAAAATCAATTATTTGTGCTAGGCGATGATATAGGATTTAGTCAAACTGTTTACTCAAATGGACTAGGTGACCGATTTGATAGCCATCCTAGTCCAGTTCAAGTAGGTACAGATGCTGATTGGAAATCAGTATTTGTTAACGATCAATATAATGTTTTTGCATTTAAAAACGATGAGTCTGTATGGTGCTGGGGATTTAATAGTAAAGGAGTGTTAGGGTTGAACGATACCGTATTTAGGTCAACACCTGTACTGTTTGCTTCCTCTGGGTGGAGTAGTATTCATGGAGGGCGTGAATGGTCAATTGGTCTGAAAACTAATAATACACTATGGGCATGGGGATCTTTAACCAATGGTCTAAGTGGAAATAATAACGGTTCGATAACTCGATCAAGTCCTATACAAGTAGGCATAGATACAGATTGGCAAAAAATCAAAGGCGGCAGATATAGTGCCTACGGATTAAAACTAGATGGGTCTCTTTGGACATGGGGAAACAATACATTTGGACAATTAGGACATAATGAAGTAATTAGTAAATCGACCCCAGTTCAAATAGGGTTCACTATAGAGAAAGATTGGAAAGATGTCTTTGTTGGATACGAGTCTGCTTATGCTATAAAAAATGACGGTACGCTATGGTCATGGGGAAACAATGCAAACGGCCAGTTAGGAGTAGGTACAACACTTCCATTATCATCACCTACTCAAGTTGGATTTGATACAGATTGGCAAGAGGTATTCCCGTATACATTGGGAGTATTTGCTAAAAAAACTGACGGATCGTTATGGGCGTGGGGATATAATAACAAAGGACAACTAGGATTAAATTCAACATTACAAACATTATCTCCAACACAAGTAAGTACTGTTGGGAGTTCAACTAAAATAGTATCGATACTAGACGGTGACATAGGCTATACTGCTTTCTTTTTAACTTAAAATACATTTTCTTATTAATGTGTAGAACTAAATAAACACGAACACATTAATTTATTTAAAGGAAAACTATGAATAACACAGACCAAATTTTAACAGAATTAGAACAACGATTTTTTGATATCCCTTTTGAAAATTCACAATATCAAGATAAGGCATTTTTAATTACAGCACAACATACTCCAGCACGAGCATATCGAGCAATCGGACTACGTATGTTTTCAAAAATTCAAGCAATTAAAGAATTAAAATATGGAAGAATGCTGGAAGAAGTTGAATTAGAAGAGCTGCAAGAAACTATTGATAACCCGAATTTTAACAAATTTGAAAAACGAAAAGCTGAAATTGAAATAGAGAGGAAATTATCTTCAAGAGGGTATACTAACAAATTACTAAATGATGCAATTGCAGAATTAAATTTTTTATACTCTGAACTAAACAAGTTTCCAAAATATACTAGAGAGCAATTTGAACTTGAAGAAAAAGAACATTTTAATCGTAGATTAAATCAACAATTAGTAGCACAAGGTGCTAAAGAGTCGTTAGTAAATATGACACAAGTTGAAAATTTTGATAAAATGGTAGCAGAAGCTCAACAAGTGTTAGGACATCAAGAACCTGATGTACAAGCACTAATGGAAAAATTAGAACAGTACGAATTGTAAAAGATAACTACTGTTATATTTTTTAACAGTAGGATATCGACACATGAAAATCGCAATAATTGACACGTTAGGACTAACGTACGACGGCTCGACTCTTTCTAAACGAGGTTTAGGAGGGTCTGAGTCGGCAGTTATATTAATTTCACAAGAACTAGCATCACTAGGGTTTGAAGTAGATGTTTATAATAACTGTATTGACTCAGAAGCATCGCCAGGTGTATATAATAATGTAACATACATTGATCATTCTCAAACAAACTTATATAAAACTAATTATGATATTGTAATATCTTCTAGGTCCGTATTTCCATATTTTGCAAACTCCACTCATCCTTTTGCAGTAACAGCAAAACATAGGGTATTGTGGATGCATGATACATTCTGTAAAGGTGACGAACATATTGAAGCAATGTTAGTTGGAAATTATATTCACGAAATATTTACATTATCTGACTTTCATACTAATTATATTTCAAATAATAATCATGGCGGTAATCGTCGAATGATGGAAGTGTTTAAACACCAGATATGGCAGACACGTAACGGTGCTGTAAAATGGATTGACGAAGTTGATTTATCAAAAAAAGATAAAAATCATTTTGTTTACAATGCTTCTGCTACTAAAGGATTAATTCCATTATTAACTAACATTTGGCCCGAAGTGAAACACCGTATACCGTTAGCAAGGTTAACATGTATAGGAGGATTTTATAGATTTAGAGAAGGAGCAGAACCAGACGAACAGGAAAAAACTGTAAATCAGTTAATGAAGGATCCAGAATTAAAAAAGTTAGGAGTTACATTTACTGGAGTAATTTCACAAAAAGAAATTGCATCAATTCTAGCAAATGCTAATTTTATGTTATATCCACCAGACTTTCCAGAAACTTTTGGAATTAGTTCATTAGAATCATTGTTATATAAAACACCGATTATTACTAGTAACTTCGGAGCATTGGAAGAAACAGCAATCGAATCTGCTTGCTATAAAATCAATTACCCAGCAGTCCCAAATAGCTTATATCCAAACATTGATCCTAAGCTGCAAGCTCAACAATTTATTAATACTACAATAGCCGCGTATAATAACACATACTTGCATCAACAAAAACAAAATGCCTGTGAAGTTGTAAACGATATTGCCGGTTGGGATACTGTTGCGCTACAGTGGAAACAGCATTTTTTTAATATTTTTAAATATCCGTTAGGTGTATACGAATACAGAAAAGTATCTGAAATAAATGATAAAGTAGCTAGAATTTTTAATCGTCGATTTAATAATGCTGAAACTAGAACTCGGTATACTAGTTATGGAAAAGAACAGCATATTGTAGTTATTTCTCCTTTTTGGAATGCCGAACGCTATATTAGTGATTGTATACAATCAGTTGCCCAACAAGATTATAATAATTATACTCATATATTAATTGACGATAACAGCACAGACAGCTCGTACACTGTTGCTAAAATGACTATTAGTACATTACCTGAAAGCATTGCTCAGAAATTTATTTTAATTAAGAATGAAACTAATAAAGGAGCAATTGCAAATCAATTCTTTGCATTTGAAAACCATGTATCAGATAACGATATTGTAATGTTATTAGATGGCGATGACTGGCTAGTAAACAATAATACTATTTTTCATTATTATAACAATTTATATAAACAGTCAATTGAATTTACATATGGATCGATGTGGAGTGTAGCTGATAATATTCCATTAATTGCTCAAACTTATCCTCTCAAAATTAGAAAAACTAAAACATACACTCAACATGAATTTAATTGGGGGATACCGTATACACACCTAAGAACATTCTTAGGTAGTTTAACTCTTTCATTAGATGAAAATGATTTTAAAGATGAAAGTGGAAATTGGTTTAAAGCTGGAGCTGACAATCCATTATTTTACAAATTAATCGAACAAGTAGATTGTGATAAAATTTATTGTGTTAAAGAAATTATGTGTAATTATAATGATAAAAATCCGTTAAATGATTATAAAATACGATCAGATGAACAACGCAAAGTAGTACATAGATTTAAAAAACAACAGCAGGAACAGTTTTCGGTTATAGTTCCTACTATGTGGAAATGCAAGGATTTATTTCTACAAGCACTTGTGGAATATTCATCTAATGAGCTAGTAGGAGAAATTATCATTATTAACAATGATGTTGCTAATACACCAGATTGGCAAGTGTTAAGTCATCAAAAAGTTAGAATGTTTAATATGGATAAAAATATTTATGTTAACCCTGCTTGGAATATGGGAGTTGAATTAAGTACATTTGAATATTTAAATATAGTTAACGATGATATTATATTTGATTTACATGTGTATGAAAAAATACAAACAATAATTAAAGACCCGCACGTTGGAGCATTAGGTATAATTGCAGGTGAAGAACATTTCAACCAACCGTTAAGTACTGATTATACTATTGATTTTATTGACTGGAAACCTGGAGATTGTATCCATAATTTTGGGCAATGTATGTTTATGAGAAAAGATGCATGGACTCCAATTATAGAAGATCTTAACATTTATTTTGGGGATGATTTTATTTTCCACAGCAATTTTTTAAATGAACGTAAAGTTGTTTTAGTGTATAATATTAATTATCAGTCTCCATGCGCTCAAACAACTTCTGTATTACCCGAAGGTCCTGAGTTTTATAAAAAGGAAAAATTAATCTACAGCGAATGGTACTCAAATAATCCAGTTAACTTTGATTTTTTAAATGGTGATCGCACATGAAAACTATATTAATAGCAGTTCCAACTAATCGATATATCGAACCGGAAACATTTAAATCAATTTACGATTTAACTATACCTAATGGATATAAAACAGAATTTCAGTTTTTTTACGGTTATCAAATAGACCAAATTAGAAATTTAATAGCCGAATGGGGGAAACGCTATGATTATTTATTTTGTGTAGATTCAGATATCAAATTGCCAAAAAATGCGTTATTTAATCTAATACAAGCAAATAAAGATATCGTAACAGGGTTATATATACAACGGATACCAAATAGTCATACACTTGAATTGTATAAAGATAATACTGCAGGAGGAATGAACAATATACCATATAATGAAATTAAATCATTACCTTTAGTACCCGTTGACGGATGTGGTTTTGGTTGTGTTCTTATAAAAGGAGAAGTTATTCGAGCATTGCCTTATCCGCATTTTGTATATAAATCAGCGTTAGATCATCGATATACATTTTCTGAAGATGTATATTTTTGTCGAAAAGCAAAAGAACATGGTTTTGAAATTTGGGCAGATACTACAATAAAATGCGAGCATATAGGAAAGTATACATTTAAAGTTGATTCTGATGAATATATTAGGCATGTAGCATTGCGAAACATGGATTTACTGCCGCATGTACATGTAGACTATTTAAAAACATTAAAAATAGAGCCTAAAGTAATTTATGACATTGGTTCTAGTGTTATGCATTGGACTGATAAAGCAAGAACTATTTGGAAAGATGCACAATATTTTTTAGTTGATGCAACAGTTGAATTGGAAGAACTGTATAAAGCAGAAAATGAAAACTATTATATAGGTGTAGTATCTGATAAAAATAATAAAGTGGTTAACTTTTATTGTGATGTAATGAATCCCGGGGGTAATTCCTATTATAAAGAAAATACAGCAGCATATAACGAGTCACATAAACAAGTTAGAACAACTATTACATTAGATACAATTGTTGATATATCACAGTGGCCTTTACCTGATTTAATTAAATTAGACGTCCAAGGATCGGAAATTGATATTTTAAAAGGTGCTGTTAAATGTTTGTCTAATAATCCAGATATTATATTAGAAGCGCAACACGTTGATTATAATGCTGATGCTCCTAAAATTGCAGAAGTTATGGAATTTATGACACAACAAGGATATCGTTTAGTTAGTAATTTCTGTACTACTCAAGTAGACGGGGATTATCATTTTACTAAAGATGTTATAGTAAATTAATTACATCAAACACAGTTTGCAATTTTGTTTTAATAATATGATTTAGCAAACTGTGTTTTAATCCACGATGTAATGGTTGAGGACAATTTGCTAAAGTTGACCATGACCATCCAAAATGTTCACTACTTAAATGTGGTATAAACTCAGAGTCTAATACACACAAATATGTATGAAAGTTAAATTTATTATCATTTGAAATGAACGATTCTAATGGAATTACTTTTGAAAATTCAGGATTATATCCAATTTCTTCAAGAACTTCACGCTGTAAACCTTGCCATGCAGTTTCCAGTTCAGTATTTTTGCCACCTACTAAACCCCAAGTTCCTTTATGCTTTCCTGATGCTTTTTGCAGCAACAAAATTCTACCAGTTGACTTAGCGTATATTAATGCTCCACTGCAAACTACTTTATTATCCATCTAAATCAATCCGCCATGTTCCAATAGCATAAACTCCATCTATGCTTAACAACCATTCTCCGTTATTATAACGATATTGAGTATTTGTATTTAAATTAGTAACATAGGTAATCTCTGCAGTTTCAGATGCATCAAATATTACGGTCCACTTATTGCCATTCCATTCGATAATGTCGTTTTCACTAGCAAAAAATCCAGAGCCGTCTAAGTTTTTCCAAGCTGCAGGATATTGTAATGCATCAGGACTACTAATATCTTCCAAAATTAACAATCGTAGACCAGGAGTTCGAATTGACTCTGGATTTAATCTTGAAGGATCAATTATGTAATCAACTGTAGTTCTTTCAGCTATGTTGCTAGTAATGATTGTATCTTGTGGAAAACTATCAGTGTCCCAATTAACAATTAAATTTTCATCTGATGTTGGATCTATTATAAAAGTACCGGTAATAACAGAATCATTATCTAAACTTGATAAAAATATTGTACTAACATTTGGCATATAATTGCCCGGTAGCATTTCAATAACTCCTCTCCAACTTTTAGCCACAGAGTCGTCTGTTGTAATAATTTTAACATTGCCACCGTCTACATAAATTCTATGATTTAAATAATTAGTATTGGCCATCTCTGGATCTAATAAAGTATTTGCTTTTCTTCCAAACTCGTTTTCAACAATACCTGGAGTAAAAAAATCATCCCACGCATTGATTTCAGGAGCACTAACACCTTTGTCAATGTCACCTCGAGATTCGTCAAAAATGCTAGTAATGATATTAGTAATAATTCCTAATCGTTTAACTTTAATAGGAGGAGAAATGAAAATAGGAATACTTAATGTTATAGTTGCTACATCGATTGTTGAATCTGTTCCTACCGGAACACTTCTATTTGACCATTGAATTGAATTTAAATTAACTACAGTAACGCTTGTCCAATCTACAAAATTATCAGTAGTTTGTATTTCGATACTGGGATTAAACCAAACTAATATTTGTTCTAATAATTGTAACTTTTGATCAGTGCTAGATGCCCAAATGTCTGCATTAACTGTTAATACATACGGAGTAGGCATTAATTTTTCAATAGTGTAATTTTTCCCTTGAAAGTTTAAATATTCATTTTGTTCAGAATCGTATGCACGTTCACGTATTTGTGTCTTTTTAACAAATGAAGAATCTGACATTCTTTCTCTGTCTAACTCTAAATTGGTAACATACACAGAAATTCTAGGAGCACTAGGTAATTTATTTTCAGAATTATCGTTAATAATACTTGCAACTTGACGACTAAGATCACCGTACACTACAGGAACTTGTTTTATAGTACCATCACCGTACTTTACTGGAAAATTTGATAACAATCTCATTATTTGTGTAATGTATCGTCTTATCTGTCCATCATAAAAGTGTCTCAACTTATAACTCCTTAATTATCCGATTTTGGTCGCAATGCTTTAGATAAGCTTTGACGTTCTTCTACTATCTCACCGCCAATTTCGCTTGTATTTGTATTATTGATAAAACTGGATTTTAATGTCATACGATCATCTGTATTAGATAATGTCATACGTAAATCATCACCAATTTTAGTCCATTTTGTTCCGTCGTATCTAAATAACCGATTTGGAACAAAATCAGTGCGTA